GATGGTGGTGCAGTTGTACCAGTTGAAGTGCTAAAACCACAATTACAAAAAGTACGTAACGTTGACTTAACTAAATTAGTACGTATTATTCCAGTTAACTCTGGTTCAGGTAAATACGCTGTAATCAGCAAATCTAAAAACAAAATGACTAAAACGTCTGAATTAGAAAAGAACCCTGAATTAGGAAAACCAAAATTCACTCCAGTTGATTGGTCAGTAGAAACATATCGCGGACAATTATCTGTATCACAAGAAATGATTGACGATGCAGATTACGATATTATGGCATTGGTTGAAGAAGATGCAGGAAATCAAGATATTAACACTAAAAACTATGCAATCGCAGAAATTCTTAAGACAGCTAAAGCAGAAGCTGCTTCAGGTTTTGATGGATTGAAAGATATTATCAATAAGAAAATTTCTTCAGTATACGAAGTAGTTTTAATTGTAACTGATTCAATGTTTGCAGCATTAGACAAAGTGAAAGACAAACAAGGTCGTTACATGCTTCAAGAAGATGTAACATCTCCAACAGGTTACCGTTTCAAAGGTAAAGTAATTTACTCAGTTCCAGATGAAATGTTAGCAGCAGAAGGCGAAATGAAAGGTTTCATCGGTGATGCGTTTGAATTCATCACATTGTTTGACCGCATGCAAACAACAGTTAAATGGACTCCAAACGAAATCTATGGAGAAACATTAGGATTATTTGCTCGCTTCGTAGCTAAAGCAACTGACAAAGAAGCAGGCGTGTTTGTAACATACACTGATGCAGTTTAGGAGTAAGTTATGAAGTACGAAGTGATTCGTGCATTTGCTGATATGGCCGACCGCTCGGAAGAATTTCCGAATGGTCGGTTTTATCGTGTCGGAGACGTATATCCAGCTCGGGGCAAGGCAAGCAAAGCGCGATTATCAGAATTGTTAACTATGGATAATACAGCTGGAGTTATTTTCATCAAACAGATAGAAGGAGATGATAATAATGGAACAGAAACAGATACTAGCTCTTCTTAAAGCTAAGCTAGGAATTAGTGGGACGTTTAGAGATGAGTATTTAAATCATTTAATTTTATCAGTAAAAGATGAAATAAAAAAACAAAAAAAGATTAAATTTGATATTAATCGATATGATCACATTGATTTCTTAATCGACTATTCAGCATTCAGATATGAAAATCGAGATAATAATATTCGGATGCCAAAACATTTACAGTATCGACTTCATAATCTAATGCTAGAAAATTTAAGGAGTGATGTGGGTGTGGAATAAAGAGATTATCTTAATCAAGAAGAGAATTAATGGAACGGATGAAATTGGTAATCCAATCGTTGAATTGATTAAACGAAAGATTCTTGCGACTGAAAAAAGCGTAACAAACGCAATGCTGTTCTATGGCTCTCAGTTCGGATATAAGCCAGTATTCGTAGTTCAAGTTCGATGGTTCGAGTACGAACACGAATCGTTCTTAGAATGCGATGGCATCAAGTATGTTATCCGAAGAGCATTCAAGCCAGAAAATGGAGAATTCACTGAGCTGCAATGTGAAGAATTGGTTGGAGAGAAGTATGAGCTTTAATCTCGAATCAGAAATTGCAAAAGCTTTATCAAATTTCAATGAAGAAGTTGCTCGAGAAATAGAAGATATCGTTGATGATTTAGCAGACGATACCGTTTCTAAATTAAGAGGAGCATCTCCAAGGAGAACTGGAGACTATGGCGATGACTGGGATAGTAAATTGAACAAACGCGGGGAGCGCATTATTTACCAACCAAAAGAATATCGCAAGGCACACTTGCTTGAGTTTGGACACGCAAGACGAAATGGAGGACGAGATGTCGGAGCTCGTCCGCACATTAAAGAAATCGAAAACGAAGTGATTAAGAAATTTGAATCTGAAATAAGAAGGAGGTTAGGAAGCTAAATGATGACACTACAGGAACTATACAAACAGCTTAAAAATCTACAATTACCTGTCCAGTACTATATGTTTCAAGAAGGACAAGCTCCAGCCTTACCTTATATTATTTACTACAATCCAACAGAACAACACGCAAACGCAGATAATAATACACATCTTGTAAATAAAGATGTGATTATTGAAGTTTATTCAAACTTTAAAGATATAACGTTAGAAGAAAAAATGAGAGAACTATTTCATAAAAATAAATTAACATATACATTCCAAGAAACGTATTTGAAAGATGAAAGAATGTATATGGTAGCATATCAAATTACACTATAAAAGGAGAGATTTATAAATGAGTCAAGAAGTATCACAAACACCTAAAGCAGAAAACAAAGTTACGTTTGGTTTGGAAAACGTTCACTGGAGTAAACCAACAGTAGGAACTGGAGGTGCCATTTCATATTCTAAGCCGGAAAAAATGTCAGGGTCTATTGAATTACAATTAGATCCACAAAGTACAGATATTAAATTAAAAGCAGATAATATCGATTATTATGTATCAGCTTCAAACGATGGATACACTGGAAAAGTTATTATGTATAATGTTCCAGAAGAATTCTTACAGTATGCAGTAGGAGAAGAAAAAGTTGGAGACTTAATTGCTGAAAGAAGCAGCTCACAAGGTAACCCTATTACGCTCTTGTTCCAAATCGAAGGGGATGTACATGCGGTTCGTCACTGCTTAACTCAAGTAGTTGTTAAACGTCCAAAAGTCAACTCGAAAACAAAAGATGGAAGTAATTTCAATAACGTTGAATTAGAATTCATTTCTAGTCCTCGTGCAACTGATAAAGTGGTTAAATACAAAACATCTAAGAATACTTCAGAAGAAACTTACAATAAATTCTTTGAAGAAGTAAAAGCTACAATGTAAAGGAGAAATAAATGAAACGAACTATCGAAATTCAAGGTAAGAAAATTACATTGGAAAGTAATGCATTTACAACGCTTTTATATAAAAAACAATTTAATAAAGATTATTTCAAAGAATTGTTACTTGTTGCAAAAGTATTCAAAGGTAGAGATTCATTTTCTTTAGAAGATCTAACAGCAGAAAGTCTAGAAGCATTTGACTCAGAATTGTTCTATCGTCTCTTCTGGATTTTTGCTTTCACTGCTGATTCAACAATCCCTGACTTTTTAGAATTCTATCGTGAGTATGCATTTTTAACACTCGAAGATATTATTGAAAACGTTGGAGAGTTATTAAAGGTTTCTTTAGTAACTAAAAAAAAACAGATTCCACTGAAGAAGCAAGCGAAGAAGCATTCACGGTAGAAACGTTTCTGCTTTGTTGTAAAGAAAGTGGTTTATCCATTGAAGAATTAAAACACTTATCAATTGGAGGAGCGTTAGATTTTCAAACTGATTATGTTAATTTACATAGTCAACATGACTCTGAACAAGGGGATACTAGAAAAGCAACGCAAAGTGATATGGATAACTTTTAGGCTACTGATTTTCAGTAGCCTTTTTATTTGAAGAAAGGAGTGATAAGATGGCAGGAAACATTAAAGGGATTACGATTGAATTACAAGGTAATGTCCAACCATTAGAGCAAGCACTTAAAAAGGTAAATGCAGTTGCTAAAAGTACAGCGAGTGAAATGAAACAAGTGGATAAAGCTTTGAAGTTTAATCCTGCCAGTGTGGAATTAATCACTCAGAAACAAACATTACTCTCTAAACAAATTGAAAACACAAAAGAAAAGCTTACTACTTTAAAAAATGCACAGGCAGAAGTTGAAGCACAATTTAAAGCAGGTAAGATTGGTGAAGAAAATTATCGTGCTTTTAAACGTGAGTTAGAAACAACAGAAAGCACATTAACACATTACAAAACACAATTAACAAATCTTAATAAAGAACAAGAAAATCTTGGTAAGTCTACTGAAAGATTATCAAGATTCTTTTCTGCCACTGGTAAGGACATAGAAGCCTACAGACACGTTTTAGGCGATAAGCTGACTGATTCTATCAAGAACGGCAAAGCTTCCAGTAAAGACATGGAACACGCCTTAGAATTGATGGCAAAAGAAGCTTCAAATGGCAAGGCAGATATTAACGCATTAAGAGATGCATTAGATAAATTAGACGATGGCGGAAGTATCAAAAACGTTAAGAAGGAACTCGAAGATGTTGGCGAAGCTTCCAAAAACTCAGCAGAAAAAACTAATAAATTATTAAGCCAAGGAAACTTACAACAAGCTGCTCAAGTTGCTTCTCAAGCAGGTCAATCAATGATTGATTTTGCAGGAAAAACACAAGAAGCATTTAGAAACGTAGATGCTGGTTTTGATATTATTATTACTAAAACTGGAGCAACTACAGAAGAAGCGTTAGACGGTTTTAAAAAAATTTATGATCAGTTATCTACGGAACTTCCTGTAGATTCATTCGAAAAAGTCGGTTCAGCAGTCGGTGAAGTTAATACACAGTTTGAATTAACAGGAGATGCCTTGAAAGGTGCTTCAAAGAGTATCATTCAGTTTGCTGAAATCAATAACTCAGATATTACTGCAAGCACGATTAACGCTAAGAAAACTATTGAGGCTTATGGATTATCTGTCTCAGATTTAACAAGTACATTAGATACTGTTACTTACGTTGCACAAACAACGGGAGTATCAGTAGATGAACTGTTTTCTAAGATGGTTTCAGGAGCACCACAAATCAAAGAGTTAGGCTTAACATTCGATGAAGCTGCAACATTGATTGGTTCATTAGAAAAAGCTGGAGTTGATTCTGGAGCTGCTCTTTCAAGTATGAGTAAAGCTGCAGTTGCTTACGCAAAAGATGGTAAAACGTTATCGCAAGGATTACAAGAAACTATCGATAAAATTAAAAATGCATCTAGCTCTACTCAAGCATTAACAGAAGCAGCTAATGTATTCGGAACTAAAGGTGCTACGCGAATGGTAGATGCCATTAATCGTGGAGCATTCTCATTAAAAAATCTAGCCGGTACAGCAGAAGATGCAGGCGGTACAGTAGCACAAACATTTGAAGCTACATTAGACCCTATCGACAAACAGCAACAACAATTCAACGCACTTCAGATTACTCTTTCTGAAATTGGTGCTGCAATAGCAGAAGCAGTTGCTCCAATCATGGATGCATTAATTCCAGTACTAAAGCAATTAGCAGAATGGTTTAAAAATCTTTCAGCACCTATTAAACAATTTATTATTGTATTAGGTGGTATTCTCGCAGTTGCTGCTATCTTATCGCCAATATTAGTAGCAATAGGGATAGCCATTACAACGTTAGGCACTGCCATGTTACCAGTTATTGCTATTATTGCTGGAGTCGCAGCAGGGATTGCAATAGTAACTGCAGTAATCACTAATTTCGGAGCTATTGTTGAATGGTTAGAAGGTATTTTCCCTGGATTAAGTTCTACAGTAGAGAGTGTTTGGAACGGTATTCAATCAGTAATTGAAACTGTAGTAGGTGCTGTTTCTTCATTCATCCAAAATATTTTTGGAACACTGGTATCTTGGTGGGAAACAAATCATGAACGTATTCAACAAGTTGTAGAGACTGTATGGAATACTATTTCAACAGTTATTCAGACAGTACTATCATTTTTAGCTCCATTTATCCAAGGAATATTTGATGGGATTTTAATTTACATCCAAACTGTTTGGACTGTAATTACTACTGTGATTCAAGGAGCACTCGATGTGATTCTAGGAATCATTCAAGCTGTCTTACAAGTCTTGACTGGTGATTGGTCAGGAGCTTGGGAAACAATATCCAATGTTGTTTCAACAGTATTAGGAACAATTTCTTCTACTATTAGTTCAGTAATGGATGGTATTTCTTCAGTTATTTCAAGTGTGTGGAGCGGAATTGCCTCAGTAACTAGCAGTGTATGGGATGGTATCACAGGCACTATTTCGGGGGCGATTAACGCAGCATACAATGCAGTAAGCAGTGCAATTGAAGCAATTAAAGGTTTGTTCAGTTTCCAAATTAGTTGGCCTCACATCCCACTACCACATTTTAGTATTAGTGGTTCGCCAAACCCATTAGACTGGTTAAGCGGTGGATTACCAAGCATTGGCATCGAGTGGTATGCAAAAGGCGGTATCATGACTAAACCAACTATTTTCGGTCAAAATGGAAATAATTTAATGGTTGGTGGAGAAGCAGGAAAAGAAGCTATA